ATTGGGGGAACACAAAACAGTAGCTAAAGGAATGAACATGATTGAAAGGGGAAACAACATTGCTAAAATGTGGAATTCGTTTAATGATCCTGTTGCTGTCGGTCTAGATGCAAGTAGATTCGATCAACACATCAACAGATTACTTCTAGAATACGAACACTCGATTTACCACATGTGGAGTCCAGGGCAGGGAGAAGATTTACCTCCTTTGTCTACCCTTTTGAAAGCCCAATTAAACAATCGAGGATCCTATCATGGAAAGGATGGGTTCATCAAGTACCTGGTGGATGGGTGCAGGATGTCTGGTGATATGAATACCAGCCTCGGTAATGTGATAATCATGACCACCCTTATGCATTCCTACTTCGAGAGCAAAGGTTTGTTAGGGAAGGTGAAGTTACTGAATGATGGAGATGATTGCGTGATCATAATGGATAGAAGGCACTTGAACAAGTTCAGGGATGGACTGCAGGAGTGGTTCTTGGAGATGGGGTTAACTATGGAGTATGATGGAATATACACGTCATTGGAATCTGTCGAGTTTTGCCAGAGCAGACCAGTTTATGATAGTGTACATGGGTACCGTCTGGTACCGCGCCCAACGAAACGGTTGTACAGTGATTTGATTACAACCAAGGACATCAGTGTTAAGAAAGTTTATAACAAACAACTTGGTGCCATCGCTGGATGTGGATTAGCGCTGTCAGACGGCTTGCCGATCTTCAATTCATTTTATAAATGGCTGGGTCGGGGAGCAACACCATGGATTCCATCCCAGGGTGACTATTACTACAAATTCCGTCAAGAGTTGGTCGATGGTATGAGTAGAGGCGATAGACCGATTACTGATGAAGAAAGGATCAGTTTTTACTTCGCGTTTGACATCACCCCAGCTGAACAAATACTTATAGAGCAATATTATGATGAATTGCCAGATCCTATTTTTACAAAGGCTGTTGCAGATCCTCCGAGAAGCTTGGATTCCATTCAATATCTTGTTAGACCTGAGCAGAAAGATCAATAATCCAAACAACAACAATTACATATTCACACAAGCACCCCGGGTACTTCCCCCCGGGTTATAAAACAGGGAACCGCTGTGTGTTAGCAGAAGACGTAGAACGCGCAACTTCCACAATGGTTACGGCGATCACGAATAATGCGCCCTTAGTTCAACGATTGAACGCTTTGTGGGATCGAGTGGGAGAGGTATTTACCTCAGGGTGCAGAGCCGAGTACCCGCTTTAAGTTGAGAGATCAATCAATAGGTTTGGCTCTGTGGGCGATCGACTGTGACGGACTGAGGGGTCCTAACAGTTTAAAACACTCCCTTTCTAATACAAATAATAATCGCAATGGCCGGCGCAATAATAGGCCTAATTCAAATGGTATTAACTTACCTCGGGGTAACCCAATCTCATACAATGTTTCGCTCGCGCAGACGATGGCGAGTGCGGCAAACCGCCCTATTACGGGAACAGATATTGTTATCTCAGACTATAAGGTGCAGGATTCATTTGGTGATAGCCTTGTTGGTCTTGAAGTTAACCCTGGACTTGCTAATGCATTTCCATCGTTGAACTTGCAAGCACAACGGTTTGACTATTATGAGTTCACTAAGCTAACCTTTGTCTGGCGTCCAACTTCCGCTATCACTAGTACTAAAGGTATGGTAGTGGTTGCATTTGATCCAAATCCTAATGCTCGCGAACCAAGCACACTCTCAGAGATTATGGCATATGAATGTTCTAACGCCCAGAGCATCTACAAGAATGTGCAACTCAACGTCCCTGCTCACATGTTAAGGGGACGTCGGTACGTGAGGCATGGAGCGGTAAAGGATCATTTGTGTCTGTATGACCCTGGCATGTTAATTTTAGCCACTCAAGGTATTGCTGCAGCCGACGACAATACTGAACTTGGTGTTTTGGAGGCACATTACACCATAAGATTTACTGGTTACCATCTTTCTGGCACGGATACTTACGCACCTCACCAGTTGTGTGCGTTGACAACGGCCCAGGCTTTTAATTACACTGCTGCAGGCGGTGATGTACCAATCGATTTTACAACAGGTGCTGGTGAACACATTGTGTCCAATGGATTACTTGGGACAGATGATGTTTCAACGACTGATATTACAGTACCTGCCGGAGCGTACCAAATCTCCGGATCGTTGGGCATTAGTGCCAATACAGCAGCTGCTGGGTACACGTACGCAAATCTGTATCGGGGATCAGACGGTGCTACTCCCACCCTAGTTACTAAAGCGGAGGGAGGTGGTCTAGGTATAACAGAGACCACAGCATCCAGCTCATGGACCACCATATCATTGGATGGTTACATTGAGTGTTCAGAAGGTGATGTCCTTCAGATCGTCGTCGGATCTGTTGGAGCTGGAGGAGATTGGGATGTGCATCCTGACTATACACAGGTGCAGATCACCGCAGTTAATTAATACTGACCGCGAAACCATGTAGCGGTATACAAATGCATGAATCACATACATATACATTATCACGTTGTTGTTTTGTTCCAATTGTTCTAGAATTTGAATGACAGAGAAATTGTTTAAGGATTTGATGAAACTTGTTAAGTTGTGTTAAGCATAGTGAAAGCAAAAGTCCACACCTGCGATATGAGGGTGTGTGGAGTATAAAGAAGTTATTGTACCCTGGAGTGTTATAAACCTAGAGAATGGTGACACATAAAGGACGATACTCATGCCGATGGCAACTCGCGACAATTTTGTGGAAGCCATGCCTCTAACATGACCGCTGACAAGGGAATTCCTAGCGACGCCAAAGCTTGTATCCACTCAAATTCACTTGAGGGAAACTCTAGTTACATGTACCAGTCCCACCCCGATTCTCCTAAGTCGGTGTTGACGAAGTTCGGTGGAAACCCGTTCAGTCTAGATTTGGCCACTAGCCCCGGAAACCAGGAGTTGGCTTTCCTGTCTGGTA